TATACTATTGAGTTCTCTGGGAGATTGATGCAGGACGATATTGACTATGAAGCCACAATGAATACAATCATTCATGAGTTTCTTCATGCTGGCAAGAATCGCATGTGTCACACAGGAGAGTGGAAGAGACTTGCAGAGCTTGTTAACAGAGAGTATCCACAGTTTAATATCGCTCGATGCACTTCTGGCGAAGAAAAAGGTGTAGCGAACAGGGTTGTTGAGCGTAACAATTACATCGTTAAGTGCCCTAACTGCGGTAGAGAATTCAAATACGCAAGAGCTGGTAAAGTTGTTAAGGCTCTGAGAAGAAATGCAAATAGTTGTACTTGTGTATGTGGAAACAACAAATTAATTCTGATTGAGAGATGAAAATATGAAATTTTTAGTAGATGAGATGCCAGATAATAAAAGAAACTGTCCATTCTTTAAGGGCACATGCTATGTTAATGATTGTACGGTTATAAAAGATTATTGTACGCATACAAAAAAGTCCTGTGATTTAAATTTAAGGGCTGGCTGTAGAACAACTTGTAGCGGATTATTAGAGGGGCAGAAAGAGAGGTGTATTACACATGATTAATGTGAGAATAGCCAAAGCAAAAAAATGTTATGATGTGGAATCTGCTTTCTCTGTATATATTACTTTTGATTATGACCAGAGGATAGTAGATACTGTAAAGTCTCTTTCGCAGAGATTTTACAATGCTGATAAGAAAGAGTGGGAAGCTCCGCTTCCTGCTCTGAAAACAGTAGTCGATAATCTTCCGATGTTTGATTTTGATATTACTGGACCGTATATCAATCTGACAGAAGAAGTTCCAGTTGCAGAGATTCCTGCTAATTTCAAATTCAAGACAAAACCATTTAAGCATCAGATTGAAGGTTTTGAATATGGTCTTGCTAACAATCGTTGGCTTCTCGGTGATGAACAGGGTCTTGGTAAGACTAAACAAGTCATTGACATTGCAGTAGCTAAGAAGTTACAGAAAGGTTACAAACACTGCCTTATTATATGCGGCGTTAATGGTCTGAAATGGAACTGGGTTAATGAAGTGCATACTCATTCTAATGAAGATGCTTGGATTCTTGGTCAGAGATTCAAGGGTAGAAAGATTTCTATCGGCAGTACAAATGATAAACTTTATGACCTGAAACATGTTGACAGTATTTCTCCGTATTTTCTTATTACGAATGTAGAGACAATGCGGAATGAAGATTGTGTCAAAGAGATTCAGAAACTATGCAAAAATGGCACAATCGGAGTCGTAGCTATAGATGAAATTCATAAGTGTTTTGACTATGACACTATGATTACCACAGATTGGGGCAAATTATCAATCGGCAGTATTGTGACTAATAGATTGCCTGTAAATGTGTTAAGTTACAATGAGACCACAAATACGGTTGAGTTAAAACCAGTTGTTAATTGGTTTGAAAACACTATTGCAGAAAAGATGATTGAACTCACCATTGAAGCAGATAGTGGGGAGATTAAAACTATTAAATGCACACCCAATCATAGATTTTATACAAAAAATCGTGGATGGATTGAAGCACAGGATTTAACAGAAGATGATGATTTAACTGATTGCACTTGACATTCTTTGATTTATGTAGTATGATTATTACATAAATCAAAGAATACGAGAGGTGTAATATGATTAAACATTGTGAATTTTGTGGAAAAGAGTTTTTTGTACCAGATACAAAGCACGGACAACGAAAACGATTTTGCAATACATCTTGTTCTGCTAAATGGCGTAATCAAACATACGGCCCAAACTTAATAAGTGATGAAACAAAACGGAAAAACGCAGAAATTTTACGAAATAGGTGGAAAGACCCAGAATTTAGAAAAAAGAAAACTGAATACATGCGAACTAATAATCCGGTTTACAAAGACGGTGTAGTTGAAAAAGCAAATAAGTCTCGACTACAGCATGGAAAATTACCTAATAATTTTAGATATGGAAACGGTAAGATTTCTGAATATGAAAAACTTGTATTTGATGACTTAATTGCGAATGGATTTTATTACAATTATGCAATCAATACAAAACTGACGAGAGATGCTTTTCCAGAAAAACATTATGCAAAAAGCTATAAACCAGATTTTACTAATATTGAAAAACACATATGTATTGAGATTGATGGGAGTAATCATTCACTCACAAAGAATAAAAAATTGGATGAGAAGAAAGAAGAGTGTTTACAATTTCTTGGATTCACAATTATTCGATTCACCCATGAACAGATTGATAAAGGAGAATTTAAAGAATGGCTAAACTCATTTCTAAACGAATAATGGAAGACGTATCATTTACCGCATATGATATTGAAGTTGCTGACAACCACAATTACTTTGCGGAAGATATACTTGTTCACAACTGCAAGAATCCAGCAAGTCAGCAGGGTAAGGGTATTCTGAAAATTCAGCCAGAGTGTAGAATTGCTATGACTGGTACTCCTCTTATGAATACACCATTTGATTTATATATTGTACTTAAATGGCTCGGTTATGAAGGTCATTCTTTCTCTGCATTTAAGAATCACTATGCTGTGTATGGTGGTTTTGGTGGATATGAAGTTGTCAGTTATCGGTATCTCGATGAGTTACAGAAACAGCTTGACAAGATTATGCTCCGCAGACTGAAAAAAGACGTTCTCGACTTGCCTGAAAAAACTCATATTGATGAATTTGTTGAAATGACTCCGAAGCAGGCACAGATTTACAGAGAAGTAACTGCGGACATTAAGATGAATATTGACCAGATTAAAATGCAGAACAATCCTCTTGCAGAACTTATTCGCATGAGACAAGCTACTGGTTATACTGGTATTCTTTCTTCTACAGTTAAAGAATCTGCTAAACTTGACAGAATGGAAGAGCTTGTCGATGAGACTATTGCAAATGATAAACAAGTAGTTATCTTTTCCAATTGGACACAGATGACAGACGCAATTTGGGAGAGACTATCTAAAAAATACAAAATGGCTTGTATAACTGGTCAAACAAAAGATAGTGAAAGAATGGACGCTGTTAATCTTTTTCAAGATGGAACAATTAAAGTTCTTGTAGGTACTATCGGTGCTATGGGTACTGGTCTCACGCTTACAGCCGGCACAGTTGAAATCTTTATGGATGAACCGTGGAATCGTGCAAATAAAGAACAGGCAGAAGATAGATGCCATCGTGTTGGTACTACTGAGAACATCACTATTTATACCATTCTTTGTAAAGATACTATTGACGAGAGAATCCATGAACTTGTAGAGCGCAAAGGAGCTATGGCAGATGCACTTGTTGATGGTAAAATCCAGATTGATAAGGGTGCAATGTTAGACTTCCTGTTAAGCTAACATATTGACACATGTTTATTTTATGTGCTATAATGTAAATATAACAGAATCGAGGTGATGAATGTGAGGTGATGTAGAGATGGCTAATAACCAAGGTCTGTTACGATTAGAGGAAGTTGCAATTCTTGTTGGTGTATCTTTTAAAACAATCAATTCGTGGTATGCTTTCAAGCGTATGCACCCTGACAATGAATATGCAAAAATGCTTCCTGATTATATACAAGCTGGACCAAGACAAACGAGATATTGGAATAGAGAAGATATTTGGAAGTTTATTCAATATCATCATTCTATTCCACAAGGTCGAAACGGTGTAATGGGTGACGTAACTCAAAAGTATTACAGAAAGGGGAAGATTAATGAAACAGGAACTGAAAACACTGGACTCTCTGATACCCCAGTATGCGGCGAACAAACGTGAAAAAGATAGTTATGAAAAAATTTGTGCCGCAGAAAACGCTCAAATAAAATCCATAATGCAAAACTATGTTGTACAACATTATGAAGCAGGTGGATATAGAGCAAATTATACAATTCAACGGCGTGAAACTGTTAATGAGGAAATGCTCATTGATATTCTCAAACGCAATGGCGAATGTGAAGGAATTATAAAAACCAAGGAATATATAGATTTTGATGCACTTGAAAACGCCATTTATCACAATCGTATACCAGAAGATATACTTACTCAAATGGCAGAAGCTACAGAAGTGAAAGAAGTTCCAATACTTAAAGTAACTAAAATTAAGGAGAAGAAAGAGTAATGTACATAAATCCTGTTTTAGCGGGTGTTATAGGGACACTTTTAACAGAAGCATTAATTCTTATTTTTGCCTCTCTGTTAGTTTATATTGATAGTAAAGGAGAAAAGAAAGATGGCAAAGACAACAATAATCAGAGCAACCAGTAGAATCAGCACAAAAATTAAGGATACATTCTATACCTTTGAATACTGTGAAGAGCGGCAGATTGAAGAAGGTGATGATTTAGAAGAGGAGCGTGCAAGACTCTGGGAAACTTGTAATGAAGAAGTAGATAATCAGGTTGCAGAAGCATTAGCAATTTATAAAAAATAATTTTTAAAAATCACTTGATTTCTGTTATAATGTGTGATACTATTAAATAGTGATGAGTAATTCATGTTTGACCTCCATGATGTGTCACAATTAAGCCACATGAGTGCAAGACATGTGCAAACTGAAACTACATATCGTGTGGCTCGAAGAAGCTACTATCTTTGCTTGCACCAGAGATAGTAGCTTTTTTGTTTATAAGGAGTTCATTGTGCGTATACCAATAGAAGAATGTGTAAAATTTTCCGAAGTTGACTATTATACATTGCGTGATGGCGCAGAAAAAACATTTAATAGTTCGTGGAAAATTGATAATAATAGTTATATAAATGATGCAGTAATGGAGCTACTTATAGACTATGCAAAACGTGGTTATAAAGTTGGTCAATTATTTAAAGAAAAGTGCGGTAATGTTGGTTCAAGCGGCTATCAATATCAAATAACACCAACATGTTCTGTATGTGGAGAACGTAAATCTATAATTTTACCAAAAACACAAATTTTAAATTTCATAAATAGTGGAGGCGTATACACATGTAAGAATTGTGCAAAGCAAATTAAAGAGAAGGAGAAACGACAAAAACAAGAAGAAAAGGCTCGTAAAGAGCTTGAACAAAATATTGAAAAAGCAAATAATACAGAAGATTTCATAGCGGGATATTTAAACCCAGATATGTTCTGGAATCAAAATGTTAAAATGCGAGATAGATATGCCAGCGTAAGCAACGCATTTGTAAATTGGAGTGTAGTAGAAGAACATATAAAAGCTATGAAGTATAACGACTTTCTAAATACACCGTATTGGAAAGCAGTTGCTTATGAAGTAAAGCGCAAACGAAATTTTAGATGTGAGCTTTGTGGTAGTAATAACAAATTGGCAGTGCACCATAAAACATATGAAAATCATGGTAAAGAGCACATAAGCTGGGTTATGAAAAATGATTTAATCGTACTTTGTGATAGTTGCCATAAAAAATTTCACGATATAGTGGAGGATTGATATGATATTCAGAATAGAAAAAACAAAAAATTACACAGTTATGGCAAATTTTCATCTTCGTGAAAAATCAATGAGTTTAAAAGCGAAAGGACTTTTATCATGGATGCTTTCTAACACAGACGATTGGGACTATTCTATTGAAGGCATTGTAGCTAACTGCAAAGAAAATAAGACAGCAATCAGAACAGCATTACAAGAGCTTGTTGACTTCGGCTATCTTGAAATAAAAAAACTCATGCCAGAATCTTATGAAGATGAATCCGGTAATAAACAAGTAGTTAGAAGCCGTATAGAGTATGAGTATATAGTACATGAAGAACCAATAAAAAATAATTCTGTAAACATATCAATTCAAGATATAGAAAATGTATCTGTAGAAAATCATACACAAAGAAACACTAAAACAAGCAATACTAATAAAAAAGAAAAAAATTCTTCTAAAGAAGAATTACATTCTCAGGAATTTTCATTTGGTAAACAATCTACTCCTAAAAAAGCAAATCTATATACTAAGTGTGTCCAACTTATAGATAGCTATGATTTTAGTTGTTGGGGTAATATACGAGAACAGCTTATAAATTATCTTAATTTTAGATTGGCTGTAAAAGATAAACCTTTATATGCTAATATGTGGAAAGGTATGCTTAATAAGTTGGCAAATCTATGTGTTGATGATGTTAATAAGTATGAACAGGTTATACAGTATAGTTTAGAAAGAGGCTATCTTTCATTTTACGAGCCTAAGAATTTTTCATCTGGTAGTGTAAAGAATAAACCGTGGGAGCAGGGTGTTAAAAGCGAAACGTATACAGAGGAAGAGAAACGAGAGCTTGAAAAAATTGAACAGGAAATGATTGAAGCAGGAGAGCAAGTATGGTATTAAGGAAAGAAGATTGCTGGTATCGTGAAGTCTGTACTTATGAGCCATGCACTAATTGTATTCGATATGTAGAAATGAAGT